TCAACCATCGTCCATTTCCTTCACCCAGGCTAGGACGGCAGCCAGCTCTTCTTGGCTGTGATATCCGGGTGTCGTCCGGATTTCGAAAGCTCCGGCGGCGCGCGCTGCGTCGATCGACAACCGAGCCTCCTCGTAGTGGGGAACGTGCAGTCGCTTGATCATCTCAAGCACCTGGTCGGGTTCAGCGAAACGCTTATCTGCCAGCCATGCCAAAAGATTCATCAGTCCGTCTGGGCCAACAAAGAATCGAAGTTGGATGTCAGACACCGTATACCCCTTGGCGGCGTACCACTTGTCTTCGTCGTGGTAGCAGGCGTTCTCGGTGTCTGCTCTAGGCGATGAAGTGCGATGATGGACCAGCCGCAGATCGTGCAGGCTGCCCTCCAGGCTTTCCTCAGTGAGCCCGTTAAGCCATTCAACCCACCCATCTTCAACGCTGAGAATGGGGTGGCCGCAGGTGTCGCACGTCCACGGTGGTTTGACTTCCATACTGCCTCCTTGCATCGTTGTGAAGATCACTTGTAGCGCGGCGTGGGACCGGCGGCAAGAGATCCGCGAGGCCTTCTGACGAATGGTTTCATCTGCCGAGGGTGAGCGCTGGCGCCACCTCGGTCCAAGGCGCATCGTGACCGTCCAAATAGTGCTCGGTCATCGACTTCGAGGCATGGCCCATCAGCGCCTGCACCTCTTCAGTGGTCCAGCCCGCATCGCGCACCAGTGCACCGCCCAGGCTTCGGATCTCGTGGAAGCTTGGTGGGCTGTCGCCGCCCACACCTGCAGCATCGCGGGCGTCTTGGAACGCTCGTGTCAGCTGCTCAGGCAGCACCTGGGTGTGGTGCACGCGCGCTGTGGCTCGCTTATCCGATGGCCGCGCCCGATCGGGAAGGCGGTGGACCACAAATGGGGAAACCACAGAATCGCGGGCCTGTGACAGCAGGGTGGCCAGCTGTTCCCCAATCTTGATCTTAAGCTTCACCAGTGAAGTGCCCTCGGTTTTCTGAGGCACGACCCAGAGAAAGCCTTCACGCACGTCGGCAAACTTCAGGGAGACGATGTCCTCCCGGCGGAGCAGGGTAACGAGGGACAGATCCATCGCCAGCCGCAACCATGGTTCGGCCTTCGCCCAGATGGCGTCGTAGATTTCTTTCGTCAGGCGCGTGCGCTTCCGTTCGTGGGTAAACCGGCGCGTGGCATGAACCGGGTTGGCATCGATCCACCCCTCCTGAACTGCGCAAGCCATGATCCAGCCCAGCACCAAGCGGAACTGCTGCCGGGCACGATCAGAGGGCGTGACGCCGCGGATGAACTCGGCGCAATCTTTCACCATGACGCCCTCAACGGCCCTTTTGCCCAGGCCAGCCTCGATGCGCCTGATGACGCTCTCATAGACCTCGGCGGTTTTCGGCGCCCATCCACGCGCTGGCACGTCATCCTGCCGAAACACGGCGATCGCATCAGCGACGGTTTCCTTGGACCCGACGACGCGATCAACTAGGTCGTTGGTGGGCATCAGCAACGCGTTGAGCTTCTTGGCGGCGGCGAACGCCTTTGCCTTGTCGGTGCCCATCCATGTCTCTTTCCGTGTCACCGGGTGGCGGTACTTGAACCCGTCACGGTTGGGGTACAGGTAGGGTGGCCAGCCTTGGCGGCTTTTGCTGCGGGGTCGCGGTGCCATCTCAGCCTGCCCTCAGCACGGCTTCCACCAGGGAATCCCCATCGGCGAGCCATGCGTGTTCGTCTACATACCAGGAGCCGCCAACCTTCTTGCCCGGGATCTTGCCGGCGCGAAGCCAGCGCAGCAGGGTAATCTCCGAGGGGCGGCTGCTCTCTTCGAAGTACTTCTCCAGCCAGAGCTGTGTAGTCATCAGGAGCATGCGTGTTCCTCAATTTGACGGAAGCTGATCGCCCAGACCCACGGATTGTTGGCCCAGTCGCCGTCGGTGCTGTCCCACAAGTCCGCGAAGATCTGGCGAGCGCCGGCGTAGATCATCGGCAGGCCCGCGCGTGGGTGGGCGCCGGGTAGGCGGATATTCGGCAGCACATCCGCTGTGGCGCCCTCGGCCTCTGCATCTGCCTCACTAATCGCCTGCAGCCGCTCCACGCGCACGTCGGTGATCTCCAGCACCAGGCGGCAGGCCCAGCGCGGCATGTGGATGCTGGGGCGCCAAATTCCCTTCCACTTGGGTCGTTCCTCGGTGGCCCGGTACAGCGGCAACATGTGCTTTTCCAGCATGCTCCACCGTCCGAGCGCGCGCGGCGCCCACGTCTCCTGCACCCACAGCCTGTCGCCGAGCTGGCCGAAGGGGCTGCTGAACAGATGCACGCCCGTGGAAGTAGCGACGCGGAGCCGGCCATCCTCAGCTAAGCTAGGCCGGTACTGATCTGGGCCATCAAGATAGCTTGTCTCGAAGGGCTGCGGTTTGATCGCCCCCCGGGTCTGCGTCTTCGCCCCTGACAGGATGGCACGCACCATGGCGCCGCTGAAGACGACGGCGCGTTCTTTCGAAGTCATGACAGAATCGGCTCCAACATGGACAGGGAATACAGGTGATGGCTATGTGCCCGCTTGCGGTCGATTGGGGGAACATCGCGGATTGGGCTGCCGTGGTAGTTGGATTTGGGGCTGCCGCCGGCACTATCTGGGTTGCTTCGGCTGCGAACGAAACATCGAAACGCGCCACAGAGATCGCCGAAGACGCGAAGGGCATTGCCAAGCAGCAGAGCGACCAGGTGCTCGCGCAACAGCGCGCAAACGCAGAAATACTCGGGCGTCTGCTTCTTCAGGAAATATCGAGTCTGCCCGCGCGACTTAGCACGATAATTGTTGGGCTTCCCAAGGCTGTCCGGGTTGTCGACGGACAAGTCCTGATCGAGGACCACGATCTGCTGACGCGGATGCTGGACGACGCTAGATGGTCGGTTGTCCCGCAGTCGGAGAGCGTGTTGGGGCGCATCCACGATCTCCCAGATGCCCTTGGGCCAGACCTCGCCACGCTGATTGGTCACAGCGGCACGATGAGGGACATGGCTTTCCGCATGCTTGGTCGGATAAAAGAAAGCCCGCGGCAGTACATTGGTCAGCAGTATCGCTTCGCCTACGAGGGACGGAGTGACGATTTTGAGCTGTTGGAAGAGCATCTGAAGTTCTTCAAGAAGCACAGCATCGACTACGCACAGCGATTCCGCAGGTTCGTGGGTACTGATGAAGGGAACTTTGCCTACTTCCAGTGATCTAGCCATCACGCCACCACTCCCATCGCAGCCAGGCCGATCTCGTGCCCGTGATGGCGCAGGCGATGGTAGGCGGGAGAGGGCTGCACAGAGGCGAGGGCATCAGCGGCGCATCGGGATACGTCCGAGTCCAGATGGTCCCAGCTATGGCCACCTGAGTACTTCGTCGCCATCGCCCGAAGCGTGGCCGCCAGAGTGATCCGCTCCCGCAGCTCATCCCCCGGCCGCATGGCCTCGGGCCGGGCGGGCTGAGAGGTCAAGTCTTGCTTGACCACTGGGCATGCAGTCTGCTCAGGCGGGGCATCGCAACCGGAAGCGCAACTCGCCCGAGACTCCACGTAGCGGTGGGCCGCAGCACGCTCCTGTGCCATCTTCTGCTGAGCGTTAGTTGCGGCGCGGGCATGCACCACGGCGTCGGCCAAGTCATGCAGGCCGACGCGGCGCAGGAAGTCAATCGTATTCTGCAGTGGCTCATTGGGGTTCATTCGATTTTCCTTTCAGGTGCTGGTCGATGCGCTCGATCAGGTAATTGGCTTCGTTCGTTAACTTGGCGGCGTCGAATCGGTTGATGCGGGCGGTCTTCGCCAGCTGAATCAGCTCCTCCAGCGGCTGCCGGAACCACTCGAGGCTGATGGCGTCGCGATCGCGGAAATTGATGACCTTGCCGGGCGGTACACAATCGGGGCCTGACAGGAACATTGGCTCCTGGCAGTCGCGACAGATGTTCTTGTCGTCCCACCGGTGTTCCTTAACTGGCTTGGTCGGCGGCGGATGCAGGTACAGGGCCCGGACGTCCAGGCGTCTGCGTGACGCGTGGGCGACATCGCCTTCAAGGGGATTCCCCCAGCCGTTGATCACTCCCTTGGGCCGCACTTCGAAACGCACGGGCTTCTGCTTCCCGTAAAGCTCGGTCATGAAGGTTTCCCCCCAGGCCCCGATCACTTCGGCGTCGACGGGCTCGCCGCGCGCTGCAGCCCGGCGCATCTCCCTGACACATGCGGCCACGGTCTTTGCCTCGGCGGGCGCCGGCGCGGCATCGGTCTTCTCTTGGCTCAATTGCGCACCTGCTCGAGAAACTGAGGGTCGATGTTCCAGCCGGCCTCGCGCGCACCGAGCAGGCGCAGCTCATTGGTGTCGAACTCGTCCAGGCGGAGGAATGCCGCCGCGGCATCGATGTGCTGGGGCCCGAGGGGGCTGGACCGGTAGAACAGGTCATAGACGTTCTGGGGGGTGCACTTCCACGGGCCAGCCAACGCGTGCATCCGGTGTCCTTCCTCCCGCAGATGGCGGCGCAGGTGCGCACGCACGCTATCGACCGCGCGCGGGACACGGATAGGTCGGCCTCCGCATGCCATGCCGTTGTTGGCGTGCTGGCGTCGGCCGGTCATGGTGTCACCGCAAGGGTAAGGCGCCATTTCCCACCGAGGTACGGCAGTGCGCGTCGGGAGATCATGCGAACAGGTCCAGCTGGGCCGTAAGCACCGGCGAAGTGGGAGCGGCGGTCAACACCGACGGCTTTACCCGGATCAGGCACTCTCCCTCGCCGCGCATCTGCCACGGTCGGCCGGCGATGGGCACAAGGGCGCGGTAGCCGCCACCACCGCCCACACGGTCCTTTACCTTCACCTGGTAGTAGTCCCTGCCGCCAAACTGTGTGTGGTAGCCGGGACGCGGCCGCACTGACGTCACTGTGAAAATCGGGGTCAAGAGATGCCACTCACTGGCGCGCACCTCCTCTTCGTAGTGCCAAGACCCGTCCAAATGCCGGTCCATACAGAGGACCTGGTCACCCACCTGGAACGGCGGAAGATTCTCGGCCTCGCCATGCGCAGAGCTGTGCACCGGCGGGAAAAACTCGTTGATCGGGAAGCACAGTCCGCGTCCATTCGCATCGGTAAACTGTGTGAGAGGGAAGTAGGCGACAGCGATGCCACCTTCGCGCAGCAGGTAGAAGGCAGTGCCACACGGGGTCGGTCCAGCGGCCTCATGCTTCCGCATCGATTGGCGCGACCAGCCGCTTTCGAGCAGATCGACGACGATGCGCTCTGCGAGATTTATTCCGATTTCCCGGTGCATCACCCGGTCGCGCGATACTTCAGCCACGACGAACACTTCCCTGTTTAAACGGCGCCATTACCTTCAGCGCCTCGGTCATGTCGCCGCGGGCCAAGGCATGCAGGGCCAGCCCGCGCGCTTCCCAAAGATGCACAACGGCCGGCGAGGCCTTGGTGAGGTCCACGCCTTCCGTGCTGGCCAAGTCGTGCGCAGTGCGTTGCACGGCGTCGCCGACAGCCGGCGCCAGCCCGCAATGGCCGGCGTTCACACTGCACGCCCCCGTGGCAGCGCCGCGGCCTGCTGAGGCAGGCCCACAGCGGTGGCCAGCTTGCCCGTCTCGTCCATCAGCCGGATAGCGTCCAGCTCGACCTTCACCGCGCCGATGTAGGTGGTGGCCACCATGGTCGAGGTCTTCGCGCGCTCGATTACAAGGCCCATGTCCTCTGCGCTCAGGTTGTCGTCGCCCAGGCGCTCCAGCATGGCCACCAGGTGGTCGCGAACGTCACTGACCTTGTTTTTCATGCTGTTGCTCCTTCATGCGTTTATTGATTCGGCGCGAGATCCGCGCCTTGAGGTGGATGAGCTCTTTCACTTCTGCCGGGTAGCGGTTGTGGAATGTGTTGCGCCGCATGTTCTCGGCGAGAGTCACGATTTCCAGACGGTCGGCAGTGATCTCCGCCGCGGCGAACGTCTTCATGCCCGGCCGGAATATGACGATATGTCCCTCTGGCGGCGCCCCGTGCTCCGCCTCCCAGACCATCACGTGCACCGGTCGCCAGCGCTGTGCGGGAAAGATCGACGGATCGTCGGTCACCTTGCGCATTAGCACCTTCCGCTTTGGATCAACTTTCTCGGTACCGATCGGCACATAGTTCCGCGACTCGCTGGCGGGCCGGCCCTTCTTGAACTGCGTCTTGGCCATATCTCCTGGTGCCCAGCCCGGGCGCCGGAGCCCCTTATTCGCCGGCGTTCCGCCCGGCTTGAACCGTTTGGCGATGGATGCCGGATCCTGGGTGCCATTCCAGAGCCTGGCCAGCGGCTGCGACTCGAAGTCCGGCGCCTTCTGCAGACCAAGTAGTGCGGCTCGCCGATATATCGACGCACGACCCCGCCCCAGCACATGGGCGATCAGGAAGGCAGGAAACTTCGGCCAGTTAACCCGCAGGGTTTCGTCCTCGTCATCCGTCCAGCTGCGTCCGTTCACGCTGCTACCTGCCGGACCTCGATGCCGCTATCGGCATAGGCGGCACTTAACGGGCTGTCGCTCTCGATAGCGCGCAGGTAGACCACGATGCTGTCCTTGCCGCCGGGCATGTTCACCAAGTGCTTGAAATCAGGCATGGTCCGGGGCCACCAGGTCCGAGACCAGCACTGGCGCGAGAGCGCCGCAGGCCAGCGTCATCGTACGAATCGCCTTGGCGCTGGCCGCGTTGGCCGCCTCCGCGATGGCGGCGAGATCCTTGGCGAGCTGGTCACGTGCGGCCGGGTGCATGGTCCGAAGAACCGGTCCACCGCGCCGACGCGCCTCCTCGGCACACTGGGCGACCAGGTCGATGAGCAACGGAGGCGCAATGGTGCTGCCCTCGCCATTAAGCGACGCGTCCAACTGCTGGATCAGGCGGGCGTGCGCCTCCGATGCGAGCCGTACGTGCTCGGAGCGGCTCACCAGTGGCAGCGCTGCGGCGAGGCCGGCGCGGATGTGGTTCGCGTAGCCCAGTTTGCTATCGCGGCTGGCGAACGCTGCTCGGAACGCTTCAACCGCTGCGTCGCTGATCGTGGGGGTGTCCGCCGTGGCGGGAGTGGGGCTGGTCTGCTTCATCGGGAGGTTTCCGCAGGGGCGCGTGAGGCGCTGATTGAGGGGATAGCGGGCGTGGAAGGGGCCGGCGTAATCAGGTCTGTGATGCTGCCGTTGCTGCCAGGCGCTCGAGGCGCACGGCTTCGCCGGCATGAAAGTCGTGGCGTTCGCGGGCGCTGAAATAGCCTTGGTCGTTCGAGCTGAGCGCGTGCGCTGCAGCCTCGCGGTGCTTGGTGGCGAGCTGAGTAAGCTCAGCCGGGGTGGCGGTGAAGATGTCCAGCTGGTTTCGGATGTCGAGGGGCTTTCGCACTGCGCGTTCTCCGTGGCGCGATTGATGGGTGGCTGGCCGTCGATGCCTAGTCAGCGTTTGATGCGTGGCCAGAGCTGGGGCAGCGCGCGCTGCCAGCGCTTGAAGTCCACCCGAATGCCCGCGCGAATCGCCCGCTGCAGGGTTGTGCCGAACTCGATCCGATAGGCGAGCCACTTGCACTGGGCTCGGTCCCTTGCCGCTTCGTAGCGAGCCAGACGCTGCTGCTCAGTCAGCACCTTCGTGCCGACGATCACCGCGTCGAGTCCGCCGCCGAGGCAGCGAAGGCCGGCCATCAACGCACCAGGCGGTGCGCACGCGGCGCGATCCGCTCCTGAGAGTCGGCGAGGCGCTGGATGTCCTTGCCGTGGCCGTGCCAGGCGCGGTAAGGGTGCGTGCGCGGTGATTTCGCGCGCTGCAGGGCTGCGACCTGGTCAGGTGTGAGGTCAGGTGCCGGCAGACGGATCGCGGGCGCCTTCATGCCTGCGGTCCAACAGGCAGATGCAGGCGGTAGCCGAGGCCGCGGATGCTCTCGATTCGGTGGCCCGGGAACGCCGCGAGCTTCTGACGCAGCCGGCAGATGACGACCTGAGCCACGTTGGACTTGGGCCGCGCGGCCTCGGCGCCGTGTAGGGCGTCGGCCAACGTCGCCAGCAGCACCGTCGCGCCGCCGGCGCGGATCAGGCGAGCCAGCACCTTGGCTTCTGCCGGGCTGAGCTTCACCCGCCGGCCGTCGGCAACCGCCAGCAGGCCATCGAGGGCAATGTTGCCGCCGCTCACGGGGTGACCTCAACGAATGCGAGGTTGGATATGACGCACTGCGACCGGGCCACCACAGGGGAGTTGGCCGGCTCATCGCCGTCGGCAGTGGACAGGGGAACCACCGCGTTGGCCCGGACGCAGGCGTCGGGGGAAATCATGAAAGACCCGTTGATGACCGCATCGACGGCGTCCAGTGAGGCCTGCCAGCGACGCGGTTCAAAGCCAGCACTCACCGCGCGGGCAACGCCAGGCGAGCAATCCGGCACGCGGTCCGCATCACGGAAAGCGTTGAGTGCGGTGCTCGCGACGGTAGCGCGCAGACCGAAGTCGTCGGCAACGGCCAATTCGTAGACCGCCAGCGCTGCACACACCCGGGGGCTGGCGACCACCAGGCCTTCCGGAACGTGGGCCGGCTCGGCGGCAGGCGCATCAGGTGAAGTTGCAATGCCCGCCACGGCTAGGGCGGCAAAACAGGCGAGGGCAGCGATGCCGATCTGGCAACTGCGTTTGATACGGGGCGTCAGGGGCATGTCGTTCTCCAAACCCGGCGATCCCGGGTGTGGGAGAACAATAGCGCCGCTATCGTTTGATTACAACAGCGGTGCTATTTAAAAATCGATTTTCTTGTGCGGCGATGCTTAACGAGTTCATCGCGGCCGCTGCTGGCCTACGTAGCCGGCGAGGTGATGCACTCCCTGTAGGCTGCGTTCTGGAACTCGGTGATCACCTGGTCGCGGACGCGCTCGGTCTGGATGAGTGGCCAATCGTAGGCATCGACGACAATTTTTTCGTAGGCGCCGCCCGCTTTGGTCGCCGCTTCCATGACGTCTGCTATCGGCGCGCCCATCTGGCGCGCTGTCATCGTCCGCTCAGCAGCTGCGGCTATGCCTCTGCAGTGGCCGGCTGCGGCCTCAATGCTCGTCACAGCCTCCGGCGCCAGCGCTGCCGCTGCAGCGGCCTCAGCTTCTGCGGCGTGCTTGGTTGCTTCGGCCGCGGCTTCCTGGGCCGCCGTGCGATTGACTGGAGATCCGCCCGCGCCCTGGGAGCAACCAGCGAGCAGCACCACCATGAGTAGGGAAACACCTGCGTTGTTGTTCATAGGCTCCTGCCTTCTTATCCGTATCGGTTCTTCAAAAGACCCGCGTCTTCGAAGGACACGCCGTCGCGCATGCATTCCTGCGCACGCTCGAGATCTTTGTGGAGCTGGATGAGCTGCTCATCGGGCAGCTGTTCAATCCCGGCCAGGCCGAAGCATGCCTGGTCAATGATCACCTGCATCGAACAGCCCCAGCGGCGGCGGATGTGGCGGATCATGCGGAAATGGGACTCCCTGTAGAGGTAGTCCATCCGCCCGGGCTTCTGCGCTTCGGCGGCGGCGCCTGTCTGTGCCTGCTTGCTGTCAGGCTGTTTTGCGCTTCCCACCACGGCCAGTTGCGGCTTTACGCCCATCTTGCGCTGGGCGCGCAAAGCGATCAGCTCCGCCAGCTTGTCCATCTCCGTGTCGAGATCCATCTATACCCTTCCCCTGTTTCCGGATTTCAGCTGCCATCGCGACGCGCAGCGCTTGCGCGAAAAGATCGGGCGACTGTTCAACTTCGAACACGTCACCGGTGGCCAGGCCAAGTGCCTTTCTCGCCACACCGATTGCGGACGTCACGATAGCTTCGTCAAGTCGCGTCACCTGAGACGAGCCGAAGTGGTCCATGAGGCGGGCGTACTCAGCGCTAATCTGGCGGGGTTCTACGCGCAGTACATCAGCCAAGCGCTCAGCCTTATCCCACGGCACCGGGCGGTGGCCGCTGGCGAACTGGGAAATGAAACCGGGGGTGACGTCGAGCAGCTCCGCGACAGCGGCCTGCGTGAGGCCCGCCTGCGCGACGGCTTCAGTGATGGCGAGGCCTTCTGCTGTCTTGGGATTGGCGGGTCTGGGCATGTTAGCAATGCTATTTGACTAGGTTCAGGAACACGATCAGCGATGCTATTTACATGAGTTGATAGCGTTGCTATGGTTCTGCCCCATGAGCACACCCATTGAGCAGGCAATCGAAGCAGTAGGCGGGCAGGCGGCGATGGCGCGCCTGCTTCAAGTGCAACCGGCGATGGTTTCGCAATGGGCCACGGGCCGGCGGCCGGTCGCGGCGCACCACATTCTGTCGATCGAGACCGCAACCGGCGTCTCCCGGCACGCCCTGAGGCCCGACGTGTTCGGCGACTTGGTCGAGACGGACCCGGATGCTGATCGCATCGTAGCCGTGGAGGGGTGCTGAGCCATGGCAGGTAAAGCCGCCGCCCAGGGGCCCAAGAAGAAGCGCGCCGCGGCCCAGATGCGCACGGCGCTCACCCGTTCCAACCGTCTCCTCGATTCGCTGCGCCAGCGTGCTGAGTCCCAGCAGGCGGTTGTGGCCACTGAGGACGTCGACCATGACCCGGACATCGGCCGAATCGTGCCGATCGACGGCTGCTGAGCAACGTCTTTCGCAAGCTCGGGAGTTAGGCGCGGCGAGATCCGCCCGCTGCCCTCCGGCTGAGAACACCTCCATGCGGGGAGGGCACCACCCGCTTCCTTATTCATCGGCTTCCTGTCCATGAAGCAACTTTGCATCGCCTCCCGAGGTGCGTAAATGAAGTCACAGTCTCAGTTCCACGAACCCCGTTCCACGACGGTCTTCCGCCACACGGCCGAAGCCATCCGCAACAGCAGCCATACCGATGCCAGCCTGGCGCAGGTCATCGCGGACCAGTACATGCGCGACGTCGCGCCTGGCGAACGAATCCTGACGTTCCACGTCGGTACCGATATGGACTCGATGGACAAGGCGCACAAGGCGAATGCCCAGATCGTGGCCCGCATCCGAAACGGCACGGTGAAGATGCCGGCCGATCTCGAAGAGTCGTGGGTGCGCGCGCTGCCGCAGCCGTGGAGCGACAACTGCGCCCGGGAGCTGGCCAACCGCTACGGGTTCATCGGTGCCCGCATGCCCAAGCTGAGCCCCCAGGCGGGCGTGCTTTGCGTTGGCCGCATCTCGGTCGAATACGGCCAGACCATCGAGGCTCTGGCGAACGTTTTGGCCGATGGCCGGGTCTGCGTCCAGGACGTGCCTGAGCTGCGCACCGCGCGCGAGGAACTGGCGCAGATGCGAGCGGCGATGGAGACGCTTGCTGCCTACGTGGACGGTCACCTTTACATGTTCGACCCGTCCATCGGCGCGCCGCCGGCCGGGGTGCTCCAATGAGCAGCTGCGCGGTGATGGCCTGGGCACTGACTTTGGTCGACGAATTCGAGAAGGCGGGCGAGCCCGTTCCCGAGAACGCAGTACCCATGCTGCCGCTGGTCGATGTCGTGCTGTGGGTGAAGCAACAGGACGCGCCGGTCAGCCCGCAGGACCTGGCCGCCCGCTATAACGTCTCGCGCGCTACGGCGTTCCGCTGGGCAGCTGCCCTGCGGGCGCACGCCGGCCACGCGCCCGCAGCTCGCGCCAGTGGCCTCAGCCTCCGCGCGACCCTCGGCATGCGCCAGCATCACCGCGATGCAGCGCTTGCTGTGCGCAAGGCCTCGGTGCAGGCATGAACCTGGCCCCCACACTCGGGATGCGCTGCGACGCGGGTGGAAGCGCTGAGCCCGCCTCTGATGAGCGCGTACCAGTCATCGCTCGGGCGACGCGGAGCAACGCGCCCAAGCACGTGCTCAGTGGCTACGGCAACACCAGGATCGTCATGGCGTTCATGCGCTGGGCCGTGGAGCGGGATGAGTTCCCCACCATGGAGGCGATCGTGCGCCGTTTCGACGTCAGCCGTGCCACGGCCTACCGCTGGCGGAACGCGCTCGGCGAGACCTACAAGCTGGAGTCGCTGCCGCCCAATGAGCATGAGCGCTTCGTGATCGCAAATGCCCGTCGGCGCAACCCCGCCGCCACAGGCGCTGGGGCGGGCTGATGATCTACTTCGAGCTGTATCCCGGCGACTACCTGCGTGACACCAGCAGGCTGTCGCTCACCGAGCACGGCGCATACCTGCGACTGATGCTCGCCTATTACGCCGAGGAGGAGCCGCTGCCGGCGTCCTTCAGCGAACTGTTCGTGATCGCCGGCGCGACGACGACTGCGGACAAAGCGGCGGTCAAGAAGGTCGCTGAGCGGTACTTCCCTACAGGCGAAGACGGGCTGCGGCGTAACGGCCGGGCCGACGAAGAGATCGTCAAGGCGCAGGAGCGGATGGCTGGGGGAAAGGACCGTAAGTCAGCCAAGAAAGGCAATGAGGCCGAGCGCCAGGCACGCACCCGCGCGCGGCGCACGATGCTGTTCGAAGACCTCCGTGCGGTCGGCGTAGTCCCGGATGGCATGGCGTCGATGGACGAACTGCGCGCGCTGCACGTCACGCACGTCACGGGCAGTGACAGGGAGACGGGGGCGGCCCTGTCACGCTTGACAGGGTGTGACATGTCACGCGTGACCAAGGGTGTGACGCAGGGTGTGAACACGGGTAACCAGACCTCAGACCCCACTTCTACCCCAGTTACATCACAGCACTCTCAAGGATTCCCTGACGGTGTGACGGAGGCGGGGCGAGCGTGTGTGCTGATGCGCCAAGCCGGATGTCACACGACCAACCCAAGCCACCCCGACCTGGTTGCGGCGGTCGGCGCAGGCGTGACGGCGGAAGTCCTGCGGGACACCGTCGGCGAAGGCCTCCAGCGCGGCGTCAGCAACCCCTTCAGCTGGGCCATCACGACGGCCCTGAACCGACACAAGCAGGGCGCCAGCCCATCCAATTTCAAAACGCCCGGAGCCTCCAATGCAACGCTTCACCACGGTTCTGCCGACCACGTCCGCCTCCTCCGCGAGCAATTCCAGCGCAGCCAAGCAGACAGTGGCGGCACTGGCAGCGCAGGCGGACCGGGCGGCCACGTCATCGATGGCGAGTTCGCCGTTGTCGGCTGAGCCGCTCAACCCCCGCGCCGGCGACGCGCTGTGGACGCTGTGGGAGCGCATGGCCGCGATGTTTCCCGGCAAATGGGGGCGTGACAACGGCCCTGCGCCAACGAAGCAGGACGGGCAGCTGACGATCGCTGGTGAAACGTGGCTGCAGGTGATCACCGGACTGCGGCCCAGCCAGATCGCCACGGGGATGGCTGCATGCATGCGTGAGTCGCGGGAATGGCCGCCGAACGCCCCGCGCTTCCTCGCGATGTGCCACGACATCCCCTCGCTGTCGTTGGTAGAGCAGGAGCTGGGCCCAGGCCGCGACCGCTGCGGGTTCACGACGCTGGTCAGGTCCAAGCTCGACCTGCACGTGTATGCAACTGCCGATGGCCACCAGCAGGCGCGCCTCGCGCGGGATGCATACGAGCGCGCAGTGCGGCACGTGCTGGACGGGCTGCCGATCCCGGCCGCCGTCCCCGCGCTGCCGGCACCGCTTCCGACCGTCGAGCCGGTGCGCGATCGCGATGCCGCCGCCGGCGCGATGGCGCGCGCTGCTGCAGAGCTGGGCTTCGGGAGGGCTGGTTGATGTCAGCCACGGACCGCGCCTACCAGCTTGAACTGGCATTGCACTGCCTGTGCCGCATCGGTGATGCCACCGCGTCCGAGCTACTGGAGGCTATGGGCAGCACGGCGCTAGATGCTGGCCACCCGCGTCATCTGCTGCCCGTGACCCCGGCAGCCGTGGCCGGGCTGCTCCGCGACCTGGACCGGCGGGGCGAAGTGGCTCGGAAGGAGAACAGGCCCAGCTCGCGCGACGGCCGCGTGGTTGCTGCCTGGGGTCTGACCACTGAGCGGGAATGCGGGACGCTCCCGCACCCGCCGCGTGGTGGCCTGGCCGCAGCGAACAACGCGATCGCCGTCGTTCCGCTCAGCCCGGCTGACAAGCCTCGCGGCCTCAGTCCGGAACTGCGCATGGGCCTGCTCGAGATGGAGTTTCAGGCGCTGCTCGATCAGATGGATCGTGACCACCAGGCCAGCCAAGCGCGCGCGCGGCGCGAGTTCGAAGCGTGGCGCACACGGGTAGGGAAGGTGCTGGCGTTCACCGAGGTGCAGCCGGCATGACCAAGCCCAAGAGCAACCGGTCCCTGCGCTACCGGACCGAACAGGACATGCCGCCCGGCATGCGGCAGCTGGTGCAGCGCGCGCCGAGCGCCACCGGCGCCCCAGCGCAGTCAGCTGGTTACCGGCCGGCCAATGCAGCGGCACTGCTCAGCACCGAGGCGAAGCCCGGCCGCGGGCGGACCAGGCACGTGGCTGGCGAGATGAACAAGACCGAGGGCGCCTATGCGGCGCACCTGGAGGCACGGAAGCGGCTCGGGCAGATCCTGTGGTTTGGCTTCGAGTGCTGGACGTTCAAGTTGGCCAAGGACACCCGCTACACGCCTGACTTCGTGGTGCAGCTGGCGGATGGTGTGCTCGAGCTGCACGAAGTAAAGGGGCGCAAGCGCGCGGACGGCAAGTACTTCGCTGAAGACGACGCGAAGGTGAAGGTCAAGGTGGCGGCAGCGGTGTTCCCGATGTTCGCCGTGAAGGTTTGCTGGCCCGACGGCGCCGGCGGTTGGAATACGGAGGATTTCTCTTGAGCGAGATGATGATTGGCAGCGCCGCCGTGCGCCGCGACGAGGCCGGGCGCTTCTGCCTTAATGACCTGCACCGTGCCTCGGGCGGGGAGCGTCGGCACCAGCCAGGCGAGTGGATCCGCCTGGGACAGACTGAAGATCTGGTCGAAGAACTGGCCAAATCCGCAGATCCCCGTAGTTACCCGATCGACACCCGCGTCGGCCGCGGCGGCGGTACCTACGTGGCGCGTGAGCTTGTGTACGCCTACGCGATGTGGATCAGCGCCGCGTTTCACCTGCAGGTGATCCGTGCTTACGACCAGCTGCAGGCCGCGCCGGCTGGGCCCAGCCCGTTGGTGGCGCTGGACGACCCGGCCACGCTGCGCGGCCTCCTGTTGATGTACACCGAGCGGGTCGAATCGCTGCAGGCGCGGGTGCACCACCAGGAGCCGCAGGTGCGCGCGCTGCAGCAGCTCTCCGGCGCCGACGGTGCGTTCAACATCACCACAGCGGCGAAGATGCTGCAGATCAAGCCGCGGCAGCTGTTCGCGTGGCTCGAGCAGAACGGTTGGATCTACCGCCGGGCCGGCAGCCGCAACTGGCTCGCGTATCAGCCCAGGCTCAATACGGGCGTGCTCAGCCATAAAGCCGTCGTCGCCAGTGGCAGCGATGACGTTCAGCGTGTGCATGAACAGGTGCTGGTGACCGCCAAAGGCCTGACCAGGCTCGGTGAGCTGATCAACCGCGACCAGCTCGGCTGGACGCTGGCGGACCACACCCGCGCGCAGCAGCTGGCGGTGTCGGCATGAACCAGAGCACCTGTCCCTTTGTGAATGAAGCCCGGTCGCTCGCGCGAGAGGCGCACGCGCACCAGGTCGACAAGGCCGGCCGGCCCTACATCGAGCACGTGGCTCGAGTAGCGTCCGCCGTGCAGGGTGACGATGAGGCCGAGGCAGTCGCCTGGCTGCACGATGTGATCGAGGATGCCCCTGCGATGGGTACCCAGGTGCTGCTATTCCCGCAGTCCATTCTGGAGGCCGCGCTGGACCTCACCCGGGCGAAGGGGAAGAGCGAAGCGTTTTATTACTGGCGCATCAGAAACAACCCGCTGGCGCTGAAGGTGAAGTTAGCCGATATCGCCGACAACAGCGACGTGGCGCGGCTGGCGCTGCTGGATCCGCGAACCGCCGACCAGCTCCGGGCCAAGTACGCCAGGGCGCGAGCCGCATTGGGGGCCGCATGACGCGTGTGATCAGCATGCTCCGTGCCAAGCGGTTGGAGGTGGAATCGTGAGCCGAGCGAACTGGCCTATCGCCGGCCTCGGCGTTCTGTGGTGGTGGATGGAAACCAGCTACTTCGGCGGAAACATCGGCCCGGGCAGCGTGGCAGAGCTGTATGCCGACGGGCTGGCGTTGGTGTTCTACGCCGCGGCGTTCGCATTCCCTCCGCGCAAACCCCTAGCGAAGAATGTCGGCAAGAGCGGGGTGGCCGATGGCTGAGAGCGGGCTGGAACCTGTATTGCCCTTGCGGCACCAGCGACATTTGATTAACGAGAGAGCACCCATGAGCGAGATCCCCGAGTTTGAGAGCCTGGACGAGGCCACCCACCACCTCTACCTCGCCGGCGATGCTGGGCCCATCCTGTGCAGGGTAGATGGGAGTCGCTGGCTTGCTTGGAAGGACGGTCGTTCGAAGCTGGTGGTGGACGACGAGGATGACGTGGACGGATGCATCGTCGCATGAGCCAGCTCACTGCATGTGCCAACTGCGGCGAAAGCCGAGTCGGTGTGCGCGTACACGCGGCGAAGCGTGGTGCATCGACTGCCCAGGTGGCATGCACCAGGTGCGGGGCCAAGGGACCGCTGATCACTACAAACGACGGCAGCGCCATTGATGAGGCAGCCCGGCAGTGGAACGCGCTTCCCGCAGCAGCTGTGCCCCAGGTGTCAGCGCGCGCTGGGCCCCAGCCCATGAAAGGGCCCGGACCCGACGGCACGCGGGATCCGCTGGAACTGCTGGCACGCATGGTCGTGTCGGGCAGCTACCGTGTGCCCGTAGAGGGCAGGGCAACACTGCCCCCGCTGAGTTCGGCCGACGTTGCCGGTGCGCTGGGGATGATGCGCGATTCGCTGGCGAAGGCGGCGGCATTGGCGGTGGCGTTGCGCGCCGAGGGTGTGGACCTTGCCCGGTTCGGGCGGCTGGCACTGCAGCGGGTGGTGCGCGCGCTGCGTCATTACGACGGGCACGTGCCCCTGCAGCTGGAATGCCCGGCAGATCGGTGGCGACTGCGCCTGGTGCTGCAGGACGCTGCCGATGACCTTGTGTGGCCAGAGCGCAAGCGTCCATCAGCGGAGGCAGCGCGCGCGGTGAAGATGCGAAAGGGAGACTATCTAATAATCTACAAGATCGCGGGGAAAACAGTCCAGCAAGCGGTCGACGAAGGACGCCGTGAGTTTCGGGCTCGGCTCTTCTCGCACAGATAAACCTCGATCCCAGATTTTGCTCAAAGCTGTTTGCAGAGCAGGACCGGCGGCCGACGACTCCGTTAAGTGCACTCATCGCTCCCTGGAAATGCTAGTGTTGGCTCGAAAATGATGCCTGTGCAAGGAGGCATGGATGAAAGATCTGTTCTGGCTACGGCGCGAAATGATCGGTCCGCAGGTGATGGTGTCGATTGACGCTAATCGATACACCGCACTATGTCAGGCCCGAGCGACATTCGTTGATGCAGGCGCTTTTGAGCAAAGGTACGAGATATTGCTCGGCAACCACTTGGGCCTGGAGCAGTTCTGCGCGGAGTGGTCAATGCGACGCATCGTCGAGATGGACCACCGCTACGAAACGGGGGCAAGGATCATTGTCGAGGCCAATCGGCACGTCATGAACTTGCTGTCCGCAGCACGCGCCTACGCGGACCATGTCGTTCGTGACTTCGGGCACCTTGCGCTTTCGCCGCCGTTCCAAGCGCAGGCGGAGGCTCTAATGAGGGAAGAATACGACCGGAGCTTGTCGTATCGTATCGTGTGCGCGCTTCGAAATTACGTGCAGCACCGCTCTACGCCAGTTCACGGATTAAGCGGGCGAAAGAGCCCGTCTTGGGCTGACAGGATGGCGGTCTACTGCCACAAGAAGAAGCTAATCGAAGAGGGAAAATTTAAGGCGTCCGTCCTCGCGGAAATGGAAGACGAAACAGACCTCAAGATCGTTGCGCGCGAGTACATGCGCGGTGTGAGCAGCGTGCACATTGAGCTGCGTAAACGCGTCAGCGAGCAATGCCACGAAGCAAGGCGGCTTCATGAGGAAGCGATCAACGAGTTCGTGGCCGCGCAAGCTGAACCCGAGGAAGGCACGCCCGGCATCGGGCTTACCGTATGTCGTGAGGTCGGAGGGCACTACGTCGATAAGCATCCAATCCTTTTGGAATGGGACAACGTACGACTACTATTGGCCAAGAAGAACCGTTTCGCGTTTGAGCTTTAGTCGTCACAGCACGCGTGCTATCCGTCAGTTCCATCACGCGAACTCCCGCGCGGTGCGGGAGGCACGATGGCGAATGTTGACCATCGGGCCTAACGTGTAGGTGGTCTTTACTGACTGCGCAAGGGTGTAGCTCTCGCGGTATTTCGCATGGCCCGGTAGTTAGTGTTCCAGCACTAGATAGCTGTCCATTATCGATCGGAACTCCTTCAGATTTTTATAGACGGACTTCCGAAGCCGGCTGGACGTAGCGACGGCTTCTTCGTACTCCAGCCTCGCCGCTCCCTCGAATGGGCGCATATTTCCCAGCATCCTCCGGGTTTCACGTGCTTCCGTCAGGTCCACCAGTTCCGCGTACAGTCTTTCAGAAATGAATTCATCCACCTTTTCGCCGAACAGGTACCTCACTTCAGCCATAGCGCCGATCAGGTTGGTCTCCTTGCCCGCCCCAGTGTGACTGAGTGCCTCGATCGTCGCTTGGTGCAGTTCCTTAAATACTGCCAAGCGTCGTTCATACAGATCTAGCCGAAGCTTGTTGCGCGCAGTTTTCGCTTGCTGCTCGGCTGTCTTCCATTGGCGCCACGCGATAAGCGCCGCAATCGTGCCCACCGCAAGAGCAACGAGTGTCTGACCAATTGCGGTGAAGAACCGGATTTGTAAGTCGGTCAACCCGGCCACTGTTTCTATAGTCACGGAAAGATACCTCTAATCATGCGGCGCCACTCGCTTGGTGAAGGTCGGCATAAATTTCGCCGCAATTGGCCAGGGTCGGATATTTGATCAATTAGGATCTTCCATCATCGCGTGTCCCACACCCGGGCGCTGGAGGGCAGGCAGCGCGGAAGTGCATGGCCCACCACCGTGACGCTCGGCTGAGATTTTCACTAAGTCGTTCTACATCGGCGGCACTAGCTTCTCGACACTGCGGTAAGGAACATTACCGCAGTTGCCCCACTTGACCTGATTTGGTAGCGGCTCCGTAAGGAGCAGAAACCCAATTTGACCTTTGCGCCGTAAAGTTTTCAATGGCGCTCTTCAGCAGATGCCCGGAGGTCGAAGGCTTAATTTCTACGCAAGGGCGGCGGAATGCGGTAAGCAACATTACCGCAGTTGATTGGGAACCAGAAGTAGTTCACTGTTGCTATCGTGGGCGAAGGAAATAGCCCGCCGAATGAAGCCGTAGGCTTGAGCTCGGGAGGCTCGATCACCTGCGGCTTCGATCTTTCGGGCACCAGCAGACGCCGCTTGTGCCGCACACGCACAGGGGCGAGTTGCCAGATTGCGTGGTTCGACTCCTCGTGGCCCCGTCGTCCCCAACTACCCGTATTCCTGTAGTTGCCACAAGATGACAATCAGGGCCCGTCACCGGCGGTGCCTTTCCATTTGCAGGTCTGGCCGAGCGGTCAGGCATCACCCTTCCAAGGTGACCAGGTGGGTTCGATTCCCACGGCCCGCTCCACCATCAAGCAGGGCGGCGACCTGATGCTTGCAGGCATCAAGCCGCCGCCGAAGTACACGCGTTTCAGCCGCGTGCCATTGACCTAGGCCCTGCCGCTCTCCGGAGAGCGCGTGCAGTTTGCTTAACGAATGTCGCAACAGCTGAGACTTTGAAGACAAAAACCCTTTTCCCGTGGCCGGGTGGCAAGACACGCCTGGCGAAGAACCTCCTGCCGCTGATCAATGAGCGGCCCCACACCTGTTATGTCGAAGCCTTCGCCGGAAGCGCAGCGATGCTTTTCGAGCGGTCACCGGCAAGGATCGAAGTCCTGAATGACACGCATGGCGAGCTGGTCCGGCTCTTCCGCGTCGTGGCCAACCACCTCGACGAGTTCGTCCGCCACTTCAGGTGGTCCCTCACTAGCCGAGAGATGTATCGGTGGGCGCACCTCCAAGATGTGGAGACGCTGACCGACATCCAGCGTGCGGCCCGGTTCTACTACCTTCAGAAGCTGAGTTTCGGCGCCAAGTTGGAAGGGCAGACGTTCGGCGTCGGCCCGACCTCCACGAAACGAATCAACTTGATGCGGCTGGAGCAGGACCTGAGCGACGCGCACCTCCGGCTGCAAGGTGTCGTAGTTGAGAACCTTGGTTGGCAGCGATGTGTCGAGAAATACGACCGAGCCGAGACGCTGTTCCTCCTGGATCCCCCGTATTGGGAAACCACCGGTTACGGGGAACCCTTTCCCCTGCAGCAGTACGAGCAGCTTGCCTCCACCATGGCGGGATTGAAGGGCAGGGCGATCCTGACCATCAACGACCACCCCGAGATGCGCCGGCTGTTTGACCAGTTCGAGCGGAGGGAGGTCCCCATCCGCTACACCGTCGGTGGCGGCGCCGGCGTGGCTCGCACTGAGCTGATCTACACCACATAGCTGAGCCTCGGCTCGATAACCCTATTGCCCGCCCCGAGACCGGATCAACCCTCGCGTTAAGCCGGCAGGGGGGCGGGCAACCTTACGAGAAAAGCGCGCCATGGCTCAGATCACCCCCCAACAGGCTGGCGGCGTGAACGTCGTGGCCTTCCTGGACATGCTCGCCTGGTCCGAGGGCACGGACAACGGGAGGCAGCCCACCAAGGACCGAGGCTACGACGTGTTGGTGGGTGGACAAATGTACACTGGCTACGGAGATCACCCCCGGGTGCTGGTGGACCTGCCCAGGCTGGGCGTCAAATCCACCGCCGCGGGGCGCTACCAGCTCCTGAGCCGCTACTTCGACGCCTACCGCAAGTCTTTGGGCCTGAAGGACTTCACCCCCGTGAGTCAGGATCTGATTGCCCTGCAGCAGATCCGGGAACGCAGGGCGCTTCCGCTGATCCAAGCAGGCAAGATCGCCGAGGCGATCGCTGCGGTCCGGAATATCTGGGCCAGCCTGCCCGGCGCCGGGTATGGGCAGCATGAGCACAAGCTGGATCAGCTCCTTTCTGTCTTCGACCGTGCCAAGGCAGCTGCTGAGCGGGGCCAAGTCGCCGACTTCACCAACGTGACATCCAGCGTCGATTCCACCGCTGAGATTGTGAGGGCGGGAACGCCCAAGGACGGCCCGACGTGACTGAGCCCGTAAGCACGCTCAAGACCGCCGTTGGCATGTTTACTGCCGCGGTGGTGGGCCCGGCGGCGGCTGATGCCCTGCGGCAGGCCGAGCGGGTCATCCTCGGCGTACCTCAGTCGGTGCTGCTGGTGGCCATCGCCGGTGCCCTCATCGGCGTGCTGTTGCTGCCGGAGAAGGACGCAGAGCGGGTGTCTGCCGATGCAGCCCGCCCGCGTGGACGCCGCTGGATGCAGAGCGGCACCCGCCTGCTGGCCTTGGCCGTCGCGGTCATCTCCTACGCCATCCTCGCTGCCTGGGTCATCGCCGTCGCAGGCTTTTGGTTCCCCTCACTGGCCGGCGCGCCACAGCTACCGCTGGCAGGCATCTCCGGAGTCGTCATCCGCCGCCTGCTCCCCAGCTACCTCAAGCTGATAGAGCGGGCGACTGGCGCAAATGGAGGCACGTCCCCATGAACAGCGTTCTGCAACTGCTCTCCGCCCTCTGGGCCCTGATCGTCGGTTGGCTTACTGGCATCGTCCGGTGGCTGAGAAAGCCCGGCAGCCTTGTGAAGGTGTTCTGCGCGGTGCTGGCATTCGGTTGTCTCGTGTCCGGCTTGACCGCCTACGAGCGGGAGCAGCGGATCCAAGAGCTCAGCGCGCAGGTGGTCAAGGTGAAAGCCGACTGGCGTGCGGATGCCGACCGCCTGCAGGCCGACGTGGACGCAAGGGACGCCCGGCTTGCCGAGGTGGCCACCGTGTTGCGCACGGAAGCGGACAAGCTCGAGCGGCTCAGGAAGGAAAGCGCGATCGCTCTCAACGACCTGGCCGGAAAGATTGAGGCGTCAGAACGTGACGCAGCGACTTGGAAAGAGCGATACGAAGATCGCCCCGACACCTGCAAGGCCGCCCTGGAGCTACTCGATTCCGCCTGCCCAGCACTCAAAGGGTACTGACGTGCGCCGTATCACCATCGCAGCTGTCTTCTTGCTGACCGCATGCGCCGGTCAGCAGCCCAAGGTCAATCCGCCAGCTACCACGGTTGTGCGAGTCCCAGTGGCGACCTACGTGCCCATTGACGCAGCGCTGACGAAGCGCTGCGTGTGGAGCCGTGAAGGTGAACCCTCCGAGGTGTTCGCTGTCAGCAACGGCCGAAAACGCTGCCTGCTGCAGTACGAAGCCCAACTCGACGGGGTAGAGAAGGTCCAGGGGAAGCCGCTCCCCGGTGGCTGACTGGGCCTCGCTCCTGCGGGCTCTGTTTCAATGGCCCACGTGTGGAACATTGTTGTGAAATATCACGATCCATCGATATCCACAGGTTATCCACAGAAGGCTGAACGGGCGGGGCCCCTGGCGACGTCTGTCGCTACCGGGGGGGATTCGGACCCCGGTAATTAAGCGTTTTTCGGCCCTTAGGGTGCTCCACCACAGGGCTCGCGTTTTGGCGGTTTTTGCCGGGAGAAAGCGCACTTTTTAGGTAGGACGACCTGTACATCGAGTAGGACATGGCCGACATTCGTGACTTCTCTCCAGGCTGGTCAGTCGCCCGCCTGGCGGACGAGTTCGGCATGGACCGGCGAACCGCTGCAAAGCGGCTGCGAGACGCCGGCGTGGCGCCGTTTGGCAAGCGCGCTGGCCACGACGTCTACCGCTTGGCGGACGCTGCGGTTGCTTTGGTGCAGGTGCCAGGCGTCGTAAGTGCAGATGGCGTCGTCGACCCGCGCGACCTGCCCCCGATGGAGCGTAGGGCGTTCTACCAATCTGAGAACGAACGGCTGAAGGTCGAGACGACGACCGGACAGCTTGTACCGGCCGCCGAGGTGGAGGCCGACTACGCCGAGTTGGTCAAGAAGGTCGTGCAGTTCTTCGACACCCTTCCGGACGTCCTCGAGCGAAAGGCGGGGCTAACCCCGGAACAGGTGGTGAAGGTCCAGGACGCCTGTGATGGCGTGCGTCAGACGATGTTCGAGGCTATAACCGATGACCTACGCGACAGCGCGTGAGCTGCGCGGCGGCGTAGCGGAGATGATCAGGCCGCCCAGGCGCATCAAGGTCAGCGAGGGCGCCAAAGCGCTGCACGTGGCCAACGCCAGCGGCGCTGCAGGCAAGTGGGATCCCTCGGTTTCGCCCTACATGGTCCAGCCGCTGGACATGACGGGCAGCCGGCATTACGAAGCCGTGGTGTTCGTCGGGCCTGCGCGGTCCGGCAAGACCATCTCTCTCATCGATGCCCGGCTGGCCTACCTGATCACCTGCAACCCGGCCGATACGATGGTCGTGCAGATGTCCAAGGACGCTGCGGAGGACTACAGCAAGACCCGTATCGCACGCGGCATCGCGGCCAGCCCAGAGCTTCGCAAGCGGCTCAGTCCCCGCGCGCATGACGACAACATCCTGCTGAAGTTCTTCCGGTCAGGGATGTCGCTGCGAATGGGATGGCCGTCGATCTCGGTGCTGTCCGGCAAGGACATCCACGACGTGCTGATGACGGACGTGGATAACTACACCGGTGACCTGGGAATCGACGAATGCTTCGGCCTGGCGCTGAAGCGGACGCAGACCTTCATGTCAGCGGGCATGGTCGTAGCCGAGTCGAGCCCTGCCACGGATTACACCGACGGCGCCTGGAAGGCGACGCACCCTCACCACGGTCCGCCAGCGGCCGGTATCGCAGCGCTGTATGCGCGCGGCGATCGCCGGCGTTGGTACTGGCCCTGCCCGGAATGCGGCGATCGGTTCATGGCGGCGCCCGGCTATGACGGGTTCGCGCTGCCTCCGATGGATGAGCTGCTCGAGCGCGTGCTGGTGGACGACATCCAGCAGATGGCCAGGCATTACTCGCTGCTGCACTGCCCGAGCTGCGGCGTAGGCTTGGACCACCGCTGGAAGGACGACATGAACCAAGCCGGCGTGTGGGCCGGCGAGGGGCAGATTGTTCATCCGGACGGCAGCATCAGCGGTGATCCGCTGGAGACGCGCATCGCCAGTTACTGGCTGGGCGGCGTCGCCGCGGCGTACCAGTCCTGGGAGTCGCTGATCGAGCGATACCTGCAGGCGATGCGCACCTTTGCCAGCACGGGCGAAGAACGGCCGTTGAAGACGACGCACAACGTCGACGGCGCCATCAATTACGTGCCGATGGCGGCCAGGTCTTCCAGCGATCCGAACGAAATGAAGGAGCGGGCAGAGACGTGGCCGTCAGGCTATGTGCCTGCCGGCGTGCGCTTCCTGGTCGCAACGGTGGACAACCAGGCCAACCGGTTCGTGGTGCTGATTCTCGGGTTCGGCGTGAACGAGTCGGGCCAGCTGGAGCGTTGGGTGGTGGATTCGTTCACCCTGCGCACGTCGACACGTTCGGACGGTTCCGGCGGGTTCCTGCCGCTTGACCCGCCGAAGTACCTCGAGGACTGGGAGCGGCTGGTCGACAAGGTCATCACCAGGCGCTATCCGCTGGCCGATGAAACCGGCCGCAGCATGCCGATTCGCGCCGTCGGAATCGACTGGGGCGGCAAGTCAGGCACGTCGGTGCGAGCGCTGGAGTTCTGGCGGTCGCTCAAGAAGCGTCAGTTGCATGGGCGCGTCCGCCTGGTGAAGGGCGGCACGAAGCGGGACGCCGCGCTGTTCAAGGAAACGTATCCCGACAGCAGCAAGCGAAAGGACCGTAAGTCCGGCTCCGCCGGCGACGTGCCCCAGCTGCTGCTGAATACCGATCGGCTGAAAGACACCGTCGACGCGAACGTCAAGCGGGCCGAGCCGGGCCCTGGCTTCTACCACTTCCCGGACTGGCTGCCGGAGGCCTTCTACGCGGAGCTGACCGCGGAAACGCGCACAGCAACTGGCTGGAAGAACCTTGCTGGACGACGCAACGAAGCCTTCGACTTGAGCGTGTACGCCGAAGGTCTGGCGCTTTGGATGAAGGTCCCGTCGATCGACTGGAAGGCGCCGCCGGCATGGGCCGCGGAGTGGGACGAAAACCCCGATGTCAGGGCTGACGACGTTGCGCCGCCGCCGGCGCGCACACGCACCCGACGCGTTATTCGAAGTAAGTACCTGGGACGCTGATATGGCATTCACCAATGAGCAAATCGCAGCGCTGGAAAGCGCGATCGCCAGCGGCATCTTGACCGTGCGGTACGCCGATCGCACCGTTACCTATCAGAGCCTGAAGGAGATGCGCAGCACGCTGCGGCAGATGCGGGGTGAGATGGCGGGGCAGGCGCCTGGCAGGCCCCGCATGCGGCGCACCATCCGCCTCTACCAGTCAGGCAGCGGCAATGTCTGAGGTCGACGAGGGGACCTACCGCGCCGCGGGCATGGGCCGAAGGCTGCGGATGTTCCGTCCGGCGTCGCTCGGTCCCAACGCCGCGCTGCTGGGCCTGCCAACGGTGCTGGCGCGCGCGCGCCACCTGGCACGCAACGATCCCTGGATGGTCAGTGCGCTCAACAAGAGCGTGTCCAACGGGATCGCCAGTGGCATCCAAGCCAAGGCCATCTGGGGCAGTAGGGCCCACAAGGTCCAGGTCGCAGGCCTGTGGAAGCGCTGGGGGAAATACGCCGACGCTGACGGAGTGCTGGACTGGTCCGGGCTGCAGGCATTGGCTTGGCGGGAATGGAAGGAGGCCGGCGAAGTGTTTGCGCGGATCCGGTTCCGCCGTCCGGAGGACGGACTGCCCGTGCCGCTGCAGGTGCAGCTGATCGAGTCGGAACAGTGCCCGCAGCATTACTACGGCGTGGCCAGCAACGGTAATGCGATCCGCCAGGGCATCGAGTTCGATCGCATCGGTCGCCGCGTGGCCTACTGGATGTACCGCGAGCACCCGGGCGACTTCCATGTCGCGGCCAACGGCAGTGAACTGGTCCGCGTGCCGGCGGACCAGGTCATGCACCTGTACCGCCCCAACCGCGCAGGTGCCATCCGAGGCGTGCCGACCTCCGCGCCGGCACTGCTGCGGATGTTCAACCTGGACCGCCTCGATGACGCGGTGCTTGAACGACAGGCGATTGCGAATCTGTTCGCCGGCTTCTTCACCACGCCTGAGCCGCAGGAGGACGGCGAAGGCACGCCAATGATCGGCGACCTGAGGACTGGTGACGACGTCGACGGCACGCCACTCGGCGGCCTCGAGCCCGCCACCATGTCTGAGCTGCCGCCGGGATACGACGTCAAGTTTGCGGCGCCGCCGGGCGCGGGGTCTGACTACGCCGAGTTCCTGCGCGGCCATCTGCTGGCAATCAGCGCGAGCCAGGACGTTCCCTACGAGGTCCTGACCGGCGACCTGCGCAACGTCTCCGATCGTGCCCTGCGCCTGATCCTCAACGAGTTCAGGCGGGTGATCGAGCAGGACCAGTGGCTCTACATGATCCCGATGTTCTGCCAGCGAGTGCGCGACGCGTTCTACGACCAGGCTGTGCTGGCAGGCCTGCTCCTGGTGCCGGGGTACGCCGAGCTGCGCGATGAGGTGACCGAGACCCTGTGGGTGCCGGAAGGCTGGCCGTGGAGCCACCCTGTGCAGGACGTGAGCGCAGAGCTGAAGGCTGTCCGCGCTGGCTTCAAGTCGCGCTCGAAGGTGGTGCTGGGGGCGGGCGAGGATCCCGAGCAGGTGGACGAAGAGAACGCGGCGGACAACCAGCGGACCGATGACAAGGGTCTGATCTACGACAGCGATCCCCGCCGTACCAACGGCTCAGGCGCGCTGCAGGGCGCCGCGGAAGACAAAGGCGCCGCCGGCGCCGTGGACCCCAATGAGGAAGACGATGAACAGTAAGCCCGGCCTTCTGGCCCGTATTTTCGGCCGCGGTAGCCGCGCGCCGGTCGTATCGTCGCTCGCGGCGGTAGCGCTCAACAGCCCGCTGCTGGTGCATCAGGGCCACGGCGAAGCCATCATCGGGGCCTACCTGACTGGCGAGGTCACCAGCGCTGACACCGAAATGCGCACCGAGCGTCTGGAGCTGCCTGACGCCGGCGACACCGTTGCGCCCGATCGCTCGCTGATCGGCGTCATCAACGTATCCGGCGCGCTGGTCAATCGGCCGATGCCCGGTCCCAGCGGTGCCGGTCCCATGAACTATGCGGCTCTGCGCGGCACTTTCGACGAGCTGATCGAGGATGACCGGGTAGGCACCATCATCCTGCGCCTCGATTCGCCCGGCGGGATGGCCGCGGGATGCTTCGACCTGGTGGATCACATCTACGCCGCCCGCGGCAGTAAGCCGATCTATGCACTGGTCGACGACAACGCGTATTCGGCCTGTTACGCCTTGGCCACGGCCTGCGATGAGATCTGGCTCAGTCGCACCGGCGGCGTGGGTTCGGTCGGCGTGGTGGCGTACCACTATGACTGGAGCGCAGCCGACGAACGCATGGGCCTGCGCGCAACGCCAATCTATGCCGGTTCACGCAAGGTGGACCTCAGCCCCCACATGCCTCTGAGCGATGAGGCACGCGCCTCGGCGCAGGCCAACATTGATGCGCTTTACGGCATGTTCGTCGACACCGTGGCCCGCAACCTCGGCATCGACGCGGACGCCGTGCGTGCCACCGAGGCCGCGTGCTTCCAAGGGCAGGCGGCAGTCGATGCGGGCTTCGCCACGCGCCTTGGCACCTGGCACGACCTGCTGGCGCACGTCGGTGCCAGCGACACAGAGGAGCCGACAGCGCCCGGTGACGCTGGGCCGGATGACGCCCAGCAGGCAGCGAGCACCCTGCCGCAGCCTGAAGCCAGTCCCGCGCCGCATGCAGCCGTCGAGAAGGATCCGGCCGCAGTGTTGGCCGTGGCCGTTGCGTCCAGTGACCTGCCGCCGGCACTCGCCGTCGCCGTGCTACGTCGGACCCCACAGGCAGGCGAGCCGGCGACGAGCGCCATCGAGTACGCGACCGCCGTGCAGGATGCCTGCGCGGCGGCACTGCGTGGCGACGACACCCTCGCAGCCAGCTTCATCGAGAAGAACACCGACCTCGACACGGTGCGCGCACAGCTGCTGTCGATGAAGGCGGAGGAGGGCCGCAACACCCAGGTCATCACCGCACAACCGGCCTCCAAGGCCGACCAACGCGTCGCCGACGTCAAGGCGCAGCTGAACCCCAACCACATCTACAAGCAACGAGGTAACTGACGATGGAAATCACCCTGGCCGGCACCCGTACCGGCGAATTCCTGCTGTCCGAAGCAGGCGGCGAGCGCAGCCGCGAACTGATCCGCCTTCCTGCCGGGCAGGGCATGCTGGCCGCCGGCACCCTGCTCAAGGCGGACAACACCGTCGCTGCCAACGGCACCGACGCGGTGAAGGTGCTGTACGGCCCGATCGACACCGGCACCGATTCTTCGGCGCTGGCCGTCACGGGCGCTGCGATCGCGCGCGACGCCGAAGTGTTCGGCGAAAAGCTGGTGTGGGCCAGCGGCGTTACCGCTGACCAGAAGCTGCTCGCCGCACTGAGTCTGGCGGAGTCCGGCGTCATCACGCGCTGGACCCAGCAGCCGATCGCGTCGAACGCAGCTGATCACCTGGTGTTTGTGTCCGTACCGCTGACCGGCACCGCCGGTATTGCGCTGGGACCGATCGTGGCGCACGTCAAGGACGTCTTCGGCGCCTTGGTCACCGGCAGCACCGTCAGCGCCACCCTGGCCAAGGCCAGCGGCACCGGAAACCTGGCCGGCGGGGGTGCGAAGGCGGCCGTGGGCGGCGTCATCACTTGGGATGCCGCGACGCTGAGCGCCGCCGGCGACTACACCCTCAAGGTGACCGCTACCGACCTGGACGAAGCCATCAGCGACACCATCACCATCGCCGCCGCCGGCGGCTGACCGCCGAGCATCGCCCCTTTCACCCGTTGACCCTTGGCCCCGCTTCGGCGGGGCCTTTTCGTATCCCATTCCGAGAGAGAAATCACCATGGATCTGCAGATTCTTCTGGCGCTGGGCGTGCTGAGCTTCGATGCCCTGAACGCCCACATCAACAACCTGCCGCGTATCTCCACCCGACTGGCCGACATGGGCCTGTTCCAGGAACAGGGCCTGGTCGGCACCACCATCGTCAAGGTGGGTATCAACGGCACCAAGCTGGTGCTGGTCCCGAACGTCCCGCGCGGTGCGCCTGGCCAGCCCAAGGGGCTGGAGCGTGGCAAGGTGAAGCTGCTGGAGACCACCCACCTGCCGCAGAACTCGACGGTCATGGCTGACCAACTGCTGGGTGTCTATGACCCGGCCGACCCGGAAGGCAACAACGTTGCCGCGGTGGTCAACGCGCTGCAGGTGGTGCACAAGCGCGACCTGGACTTCACCATCGAATACCACCGCATGGGCGCGCTGCAGGGCAAGCTGCTCGATGCCGACGGCTCGGTGATCATCGACTTCTACGAAGAATTCGGTGTCGACCAGTCTGTCATCGGCATGGAGCTGAACAAGGATGCCACCAAGGTCCGCGCCAAGTGCATTGCCATTAAGCGCGCGATCGAGGAGAAGCTGGGCGGCATCCCGTATACCGGCATCCATGTGTTCTGCAGCGCCGGTTTCTTCGACGCCCTGACCGACCACCCGGAAGTGCAGAAGGCCTACGAGCGCTGGCAGGACGGCGCCGCGTTGCGTGAGGACGTCCGAAAGGGCTTCGTGTTCGGCGATATCACCTTCGAAGAGCTGCAGGGCAACACCGGCGGCGACCTGGCCTTGGCCGATGGCGAAGCCATCGCCTTCCCGCTGGGCGTGCCTGACATGTTCCTGACCCGCTTCGCGCCGGCGGACTACCTGGAAACTGTGCGCGGTATCGGCCTGCCGTACTACACCAAGACCGCGAAGATGCGCATGGACAAGGGCATCCAGCTGGAAAGCCAGTCCAACCCGCTGAACATCAATACCCGACCGGACGCGGTGATCCGCCTGAAGGCCGGCGCGAAGTAAGCCAGCAGGGCCTGGCCCGCTTCGGCGGGCCAGGCCGGAGGCACCATGGCCCAGATAAAAATCGGCGTCGATCCGGACGGCCTGTTCGATCGACAGCTCACCGAGCTGGAAACGCAGCAGATCCCTTTCGCTTCGCGTCAGGCGTCCAATGCAGTGGCATTCGAGATCCGCGAGCGGTGGAAGCGCACGGCCCCGCGTGTCTTCGACAGGCCCACGCCGCTCACGGTCAACGCGGCCATGTACCGCAAGGCCACGAAAGAACAGCCCTACGCGGAAATCTTCATCCGTGATGAGGCGTTCAAGGGCACGCCGCCAGCCAAGTACCTGCTTGCCGAGGTAGAGGGCGGCGAGCGTCGAAAGAAGGGGTTCGAGCGGTTGCTGCAGCAGCGAGGCCTCCTTTCGCCCAGCCAGTTCGCCGTGCTGGGGCGGGGGGCGAACGCCAACGCCTACGGGAACCTCCCGGCAGGCCAGATCACCAGAATCCTGTCGCAACTGGGCGCTTCACGCGACCAGTACCAGGACCAGACCGACGTCAGCACCAAGCGCCGGCGGCGGTCCAAAAAAAAGCGCGGCGGCGAGTACTTCGTGCTGCCCAAGCGGCGGGGCGCTCTGCGGCCCGGCATCTATGAGCGCATCGCCACCCCGTGGGGCTCGGCCGTTCGCTCGATCTTCATCTTTACAGGCACCGCCAAATACCGGCCGCGCTACGACATCTACGGCATGGCCGACGACACCTGGAAGAGGCTGATGCCGTTCTTCCTGAAGCGCGAGCTGGAGAAGGCCATGCAAACAGCCAGGCCCAGAGAATGAACCAGAGAGCGTTTCTCCAAGGCATCGACGCCATGATGTTCGCCGCCTTCCGAGGCGCAGGAATCGCCAACGGCGCTACCTATCAGCACAGCGGCACCGCTCCGGTAGCGGTGCCGTGCACCGTCCTCCATGACGAGGGCGTCCAGGACTTCGACGATGACGGCGTGGCCGTCAGCACGCCGTACAACCGCGTGACCCTGCAGCTGGCTGAGGTCTCGCCACGAAGCGGCGGCGTCGTGCAAATCGCCGCGACCGGCCGTCGGCTGAAGCTTGAACAGAAGATCCGCGGCGATGAGTCGTCGCAGGTCTGGGAGGTCTCCAATGCATAGCCCGAGCCCCCGCCGCCTCCTGCTGAACGCCTTTGCCCAGTGCCTGTCGGTCATCTCGACCGACGACGGGTACAGGACCAACGTGGGGGCGGACTGGACGCTGGAGCCGCGTCCCGGTGACGCGACCGATACCGGCGTCTTCACGGCGCTGATTGAGAAGCAGCAGCGTGCGGCTGAAGCCGCACTGGTGCAGACGCACCGCCTTACCACCGTCTCGGTCATCGCAAAGCTGCCGGCGGACACCGATCACCTGCAGGAGCGCCTGGACGATCTGGTGACGGACATCGAATCGGCAATGTCGCAGCACCAGCGCAGGTTTCCGCCTGGCTTCACGTACCCCGTCTATCTCGGCATGGAACCGCTGATGCCGGAGTCGGCAGCCGCCGGCTGGGTGGGCGTTTCCGTGACCTACCAGTCCCACATCCCCAAGTAACCAGCCGCTCAGCGGCTTCACCGGAGAAACACCATGGCCAAAGATTACAGCTACCTGGGTAGCGGCATCATCCTGATCCGCGAATGGAACAGCGGCCAGCCGCTGGAAGAGATCGGCAACGTGTCGGCGTACAGCTTCTCGCCGCAGACCAACACCATCGAGCTGGCTGATGGGCAGAACCCGGGAGGTGGGCCGGCCAACAGCGTCGATCGTGTTACCGGCTACAACCTGTCCTACACCTTCCACGACTTCAAGCCCTCCAACTTCGCGCGCTCGCTGCGCGGCAAGGCCACGGCAGTGGCCGCCGCCACCCTCGCGGATGAAGCCGCAGCTGCCGCGGTCGGTGCGTTCGTACCGCTGGCCCGGATCGCCGCCGAGGTCACCAGCGTCAAGAACACTGCCGGTTCCACTACCTACGAAGCCGGCAAGGATTACCGCCTGGAGCGCGGCATGCTGTTCATCCCGGCCAGCTCGACGATTCCCGCGGCGGTGAACGGGGCGCCCAACATCAAGGTCACCTACAAGCACGGCGCCATTGGCCGTGTGGAAGTTGGCGTCACGTCCCAGAAGTTCTACGAGATCCACTTCGTTGGCATCAACGAAGCCCAGGGCGGCAAGCTGGTCCGCGCGATCGCGCACAAGGTAAAGGGCGGCATGCTCAACGAGATGGGGCTGCTCGGCGACCAGTTCGCCGCCGGCACCGTCGCCGGTGCGCTGGTCAAGGATTCGGCCAAGGCCACCGGCCCGGACATCTCGCCCTACTTCTACTGGGAACAGGAGGAGTAAGGCATGGATGGCTTCGAAGTGGTGGCGCCGCCGACGGCGCAGGTGTCGTTCCGTGGCGAGGTGCTGGAAGTGGGGCCGCTGCGACTGGAGCAGCTGTCCCCCTTCATCACGGCATCGCGTTCGATCATCGGACGCGTGGTGATGGCGGCGGGGCTGCTGGGCGAGGGCGCCCAGATGGAAAGCGGTGCCGTGGTGTTGGACTTGCTTGAGCAGGATGCTCCAGCATTCGCCTCGGCCCTCGCCATCGTCACCGACCGGCCGGTTGACTGGATCGCCAAAGGCACCGTGGATGAGGTGGCCAGCCTGGTGGAGGCGGTTGTCGGGTTGAACCGGGATTTTTTCGCCCGCCGGCTTCCGCACCTGGTGGCAAGGGTGGTGAGGCCGAAGAATCCGCCGAATCCGGATGGGGAGACCTCATCCACCAGCTCATCGCCGGCGGACACCAGCGCCGCGACATCCTGACCTACACCCTGGCCCAGCTTCGGGCCTTTGTCGCCGCTGCTGCCCGCGCCGAGCGCCAGCAGCGCGCAGGCATGGCGGTCGCCATGCGCCTTGCCATGACGCCTGACCAAGCCGCATGGGCGCAGTACCTGAAGGAGAACCTGCATGGCTGAGCCCACTGCCAATCTGCGTGTGCGCCTCAGCGCGGATATCAACGACATCAAGCAGGGCATGGCGGTGCTGCGCCGGGAGCTGCGGCAGACGCAAAGTGAAGCGGCGCGGCCACTGCCGAAAAACAATGGCATCGCCGAGCTGGGCGTCACCGCCGGGCAGACGCAGCAGGCGCTGCGTCAGCTTCCTGCTCAGTTCACCGACATATTCACCAGTCTGCAGGGCGGGATGCCGTGGTTCACGGTCCTGGTGCAGCAGGGCGGCCAGATCAAGGACAGCTTCGGTGGCGTGGAGCCCGCGCTGAAAGGCGTTTCCTCGGCGCTGTGGAGTATGGTCACCCCCGTCACCGCGACCGCGGCTGCTGTCGGCGTGATGGTCTTCGCTTGGTACGACGCTGAGAAGCAGCAGGAAGCCTACGTGCGGGCGCTGGTGCTGTCCCGTAACGAGGGCGAGGCAACCACGCTCAGCCTGATCAACTTGGCCAAGCGCACCACCGACGCGATGCAGGTCACTGCCGGCGCAGGTGCCGAAGTGGCTCAGGCGATCGGCGCCAACGGACAGGTCGCCGCCCAGAACATGCAGGCGGTGGCCAACGCAGCCGTCGCAATGAAGGAGCTGACCGGCCAGGCCGTCGACGAGACCGTGGTCACGTACGGGAAGCTGGCCGACGCCCCGGTCAAGAATGCACAGAAGCTCAACGAGCAGGTCAACTTCATGACCGTCGCGCTGTACGAGCAGATCAAGGCGTTGCAGGAGCAAGGGCGGAACCAGGACGCGGCTACCCTGATCACCAGAGCCGCCTCGGACGAGACGGTCATGGCGCTGGCGAAGGTGCGTGCCAGCCAGAACCCTGTCATCCGCGGGTTCAAGGATTTGTTCGCCGAGGCCACCAAGGCGTGGGGGGCGATGCAGGCAAAGGCCGGCTTTGGTGCAGCTGGTGCCCAGATGCAGGAGATGTTGGCCCGCAATCAGACCGATCTGGCACGGCTCAATCAGCTTGCTGCGCTGCCAGGCGCAAGCCGCAGCTACATCTCCCAGCTCGAGAACGACATCAAGGATCGGTCGGTCAAGATCAAGGCCATCGCCGCTGACGTGGCAAAGGAGCGCAAGGATGCTGAAGTGAAGGCGGCGCAGGCCGTCTCAGCCGACTATGTCAGCGCCATGGACGCCATCATCGACGCAGAGGCCAGCAAGGAAGAGAAGAAGCGCCGAGAAATTGCCCAAGTCTCCGGCCAGGCCGACCAGGCCATTCGGCGCGCTCAGGCAGCCAACCTCCTGAAGGAGGTGGCCACGCTCGAGGACAAGAAAGCGCAGGCCCTGGCTGCGATCGAGAAGAAGTACGAAGAGAAGAAGCCAAAGGGCGGTAGCACGGCCAGTGCGTCGCGCGCTGCAGGGCTGCAGGGCTACCGCGACGACCTGCTGCAGGAGCAGGCGACGATCACGGCCGGCACCCAGTTGCTGCGCGCGCAGTACTCCGCCCGTGAAATCACGGCGACCGAGTACTACCAACGCATGCGTGATCTGGCGCAGGCCAGCACTGACGCCGAGGCACGCTCACTCGAGGGACAGATCGCCTTCCTGAAGCAGCAGAACGTTGCCGGGAAGGACGGCATCAATGTCAGCCGGCAGCTGGGCGACCTCGAGGCGCGCTTGGCCAAGGTGCGTACCGAAGGCGCAGGCAAGCTGCAGGTGCTGAGCAAGGAGGAAGAAACTGCCGCCAGCACTCGGACGAATGTCATCAAGGCCTACGCGAACGCACTGGATGCGAGCAACAAGGCGCTCGAGCGGCAGCTGCAGGCCGTAGCGGGCCGAGTGGGAATGGGGGAACGAGAGTACGAGATCCAGCAGCGAATCAACGACGCCTACGCCGACCAGGCGGAAAAGCAGCGTGAATTACAGCTGCAGCTCAACGCGAAGCAGATCGACGAGAAAATGTTCGCGGAAGAGGAGGCCGTGCTGCTGGCCAAGACCGCTGATCGTTTACAGATCGTGCGTGACGGGTATTCCGAGCTGGCAGCCGCTGAGGCGGATTGGCTCAACGGTGCGCGCGCTGCATGGGCGGATTACCAGCAGCAGGCGTCCAATGCGGCCGAGCAGCTGGGCATGGCCGCCTCGAACGTGTTCAGCGGAATGGAAGATGCGTGGACGCGGTTCACGACCGGGGGAAAGCTGAGCTTCTCGGATCTCACACGATCGGTGCTCGCTGACCTGTCCCGAATCGCCTTCCGCCAAGCGGCGATGGGCATGACGGATTGGATCGGGGGCGCTTTCTCCGCGTTTACCGGTGGTGTAACTGTCGCCGGCAACGCCGCGGTAACGGCGGGCACGCAGAGCATCAACAATGACCTGTTCAAGCGGCGGGGACCAGGCTTCGACACCGGCGGCTATACGGGACCGGGCGGCATCCATGAACCCGCAGGCATCGTGCACAAGGGAGAGGTGGTCTGGTCTCAGGCCGATGTCGCCCGCGCAGGCGGCGTTGGGATCGTTGAAGCAATGCGCCGTGGGCTGATGGGCTACGCGTCGGGTGGTGCAGTGGGCGGCGGCAGCCCTGCCGTGGCTGGACTCGGCGCACTCAACGTCATCGTCAAGAACGCACCGGCCGGCACTACGGCGACCGCCACGCGTGGGCCGGGCGGTTTCGATGTCGAGGTACTGCTGGGCCAGCTCGATGATGCGCTCGGCGGGCGTATCGCCAGTGGCACCGGATCCACCTACGGGGCCTTGCGAGGCCGGTTCGGCTTGGAGGACACGCTCTGATGGCACAGCTTCCGAGCACCGCCTTGGTGATGTTCAGCAACCTGCAGAACGGCTTCGATCCGTCTGTCCAGCGGGATGAGATGGAGCGCGGCCCGGCAAAGGAACGGGTGCTCAATGGCACGGTCGCCATGACGCAGGCCCTCTCGCTGTACTTCGAGACCCTTGCCGCCGCCGACGAGTTCGAGGCTTGGTACTTCGATGTGATCGGTCGGATCGGCTGGTTCACCATGCGGCACCCGTACCGCGGCACCAACATCACCGTCCGTTTCATCAAGGGCGATATCGGCGTGCTGGTGCCGGACCAGCACAGCCTGGGCGACTACCGGCGCGACACCGTCGTGGAGTACATGCGATGAGCACCTTTACCGAGCGGCGCCAGCGCGTGACGGACCCCGTAGGCACCTTGGCCTTGCTGGAGGTCTCGGCACCTTCATTCGCCGAGACCCTGCGCATCTGCAACGACCAGCGGGACTGGGTCAGTCAGGGCCTGACGTTCATCGGCGCGCAGTTCGGGTTCAAGCTGCCCGATGACGTCAACGGCCAGGCCCCGCGCGCGCAGTTGGTAATCAGCAACGTCGGCCGGGCCATCACCGAGGACCTCGAGCGGTTGGCGCCTGGCGAGTTGGTCACGGCGCGCCTGATGATCACGGACCGGGCAGATGTGAACGTCATCGAGCAGGACCACTACCTGCCGATGATGACCGTATCGGTGACCCCGCAAGCTGCCACGTCCGCGTGCGGGGTGGACTACTTCACCAGGCAGCAGGCCGTGCGGTTGCGCTTCAACGCGCACATCGCCCCAGGGATCTACTGATGCGGCCCTCAGATGTCGAGCCGTTCACGCTGATCCCCTACGACCCTGATTCAGCCGATTGCGCCGACCTGGTGGTCAGCGTCCAGCGCGAACTGTTCGGCCGGCATGTCGAGATGCCCAGCCGCCGGCCGCGCGGCGCGCGCGGGGAGGCCGAGCTGGGGGCGCTCTCCCGGCCCTATGCGCGATTGCGGGAGGGACCGCCGCAGGACGGCGATCTGGTCCTGATGTTCGACCACGGACAACGAAACCCCGGCCATGCCGGGGTTTTCTTCTTTCTGGCCCATGAGGGCTGGGTACTCCACAGCAACGAGCGCCACGGGTGCAGCGTCCTGCACCGCGTGCGCGAACTGCAGGGCTTCGGCCTGCGCATCGAAGGAATCTACGAATGGGTCTGATGGATAGCCCGGCCGCCAACGGCCGCCTGATCGTGACGCCGCACCCGGTGCTGGTCGATGGCCAGCGCAACCAGCCGGCGGACCTGCGCCCGGGCGAATCCCTCTGCGCCTTCCTGCATCGTCACGTGACCGACCTCGACGACCAGGACTGGGTGGTGCTGATCGGCGGCCGCGGCGGCCGCGGCGATCGCGGCATCCCTCGCGAAATGTGGCCCTTCGTGTACCCGAAGCATGGCCAGGTGATTGAAGTCCGTGGGGCGGTGGGTCGCTCCGCCGTCGCGCTGGTGGCCACCCTGGCGCTGACCTACTTCACCTTCGGCTTCGGCACGTTGGCGACGTGGGGCGCCGGCGCCGCGGTGCAGGGGCTTGGCGCCGCTGCCGCGACCGGCATCTACATGGCCGGCTCCGTGCTCATCAACCGCGTGCTGCAGCCCAAGCAGCCGAAGCAGAGTGCTCCCGGCCAGTCGGCGTACTCGATCGCGGCCGGCCGCAACCGTGCTCGCCACGACCAGCCGGTGGGCCTGCTGATCGGGTCGATGCGCATCGCGCCGGACTTGATCAGCAACTACTACACCCATTACGAGGGTGACGATCAGTTCCTGTCGTTCGTGCTAACGCCCGGGCTGAACGTGCACAGCGTGGAACAGCTCTACAACGGCGATGCACTGCTGTCGTCCTTCGAAGGGGTGCGCGTGTGGCACAACGGCTTCGCCGGGATGCCCAGCGCGGAGATCCCGCTGCACAGCAACGCCGATGTGACCGACGGCGGCACCTTGCTCGATACCAGCAACGACCCCAAGCATCAGCCGAGCGCGTGGGTGCAGCGCACCAGCTCCGCCGGCACCATCCGTCTGATGGTAGGCGTGGAGTTCCAGATCTGGGACCGGTCCACGAAGGGCAAGGACAAGCAGAACAGCGACCAGATCCAGATCCAGTACCGCGCCGCCGGCACGGCCAACTGGCAGGTGTTCGGCAATTACAACGTCCGCGGCACCAACAACAAGAGCCAGCGTGCCAGTTATACGATCGACGTGCCCGAGGGGCAGTACGACGTGCGCGTGCGTGTGGCTGGCAACAACACTGACGGCTCGGGTGCTGAAGCTTCGTTCGTTTGGACCACGCTGACCAGCGTTCAGCGCGACACGGCGAGCTACGTCGGGATTCCGCGCATCGGCATCCGCATGCAGGCCAACGGGCAGCTCAATGGCGCTCCGGACGAAATCCGCTGCGTCGCCCATTCCATGCCGATTCCCGTCTGGACCGGCACGGAGTGGGTGACCCAGCGCACCAGCAATGCGGGGGCGTGGATCCTCGCCTATGCCCGTGGCATCTACGCGCCCGATCCCACCGCACCAGGTGGGCGCGCGCTGGTCGCCGGCATGGGGCTGCCCGAACGGCAGATCGATCTCGAGGGCCTCAAGGCCTTCATGCTCCACTGTGCCGCCAACAATTTCACCTACAACAACTGGATCACAGACGTCCGCAGCCACCAGCGGGTGCTGGACGTGCTGGCGCTGGCCGGCTTCGGGCAGATCAGCTGGCCGCGCGGGCGGCTGTCCGTGGGTTGGGCTGCCGATGAGCAGCCGCTGTCGGGCGTGGTCAACATGGCCACGATCAAGAAGGGCCAGTTCCAGGTCGACTACACCCTGACCAACGGCGCCGACGGCATCGAATACACCTACCTGGACAGCGCGACCTGGCAGCCCAAGACGCTGCGCGTGCCTGCCCCAGGCGTCACCACCATGCTCAACCCGGCCCAGGTGACGGGCGAGGGCGTGACCACCGAGGCGCAGGCCGTCATGCTGGCCCGCTGGCACCTGGCGCAAAGCCTGTACCAGTACAAGGCGATCAGCTACAGCACCGATATCGAGCACATGTCCTACAGCCGGATGTCGATGCTGGCGCTGCAGCACGACATGACGCAGTGGGGCTTCGGTGGGCGGGTCAAGGGCGCTTCGATCGCAGGCGGCAGGGCCACCCTGCAGCTTGACGAGCCCGTGCCGGCGCCTGCGCAGGGCAACGCCTTCGTTGGGCTGCGCATCCCGGGAGAGCGCGTGTACCGCGTTCTGCGTGTACAGCCCTTCGCCGGCACCAGCGACACTCTTGTGCTGGCCGATGGCTGGCCTGCCGATGCAGCCCTGCCGGGCAACAGCGAGGCCAACCCGGCCTGGGACACGCTGTGGATCTACGATTTCAAGCAGACCCCGGGCCTGCGCGTGCGCGTGACCAGCATCCGGCCCGAGAGTGACCTGAAGGGCGCCGCAGTCGAGGTGGTAGCAGAGAGCCCGCAGTTCTGGCAGTACGTGAAGACTGGTGAGTACGTCCGGGATCCGAACGAATCCCTGCTGCAGACCCGGCCGGTGGCCAGCGACCTGAAGATCACCGAGCGCCAGGTGGTGCAGGGCGATACCGAGTACACCGAGCTGCAGGCCACCTTCGCCATTACCGGCCCGGTTGGCGACACCGTGGTGCTGTCCGACCTGGACGGCAATGCGGCGCTGGAAGAAGTGGCCAGGACCGTCACCCGCACTGCGACGTGGCGCATCCCGGGCGCCGGCACGTACCCCGTGACCGTGCGCCCATACAGCCCGGACGGCAACGCCGGCGTGGCGGCCTCGGTGATCTACACGACCCGGAGCGCCGATGCGCCGCCGGTGCTGGTGGACCTGTTCGATGTTGAGCAGCTGAGCGGCGGCGTGCGCCGCTACACCTGGGGCTTCTTCAGTGACACCATCCAGTCGGCCAACTTCGCCGGGGTGGAGATCCGCTACATCACCGGCACGCACGCGGCTCCGGCGTGGGATGCGATGACCCCGCTGGGCGACGACGGCTACCACGCCTCCGCCTTCGAGGCGGTCCTGCCGCCGGCGGGTGAGTGGACGTTCGCCTGCCGGTCGCGCAACACCGCTGGCACCTTGTCCACTGGTATGCAGATGGTGGCCAAGACCCTGCCGGCGAACCTGGGTGAGGTCATCGGCGGTATCGAGGGCTCGCTCGAGGAGCAGATCCAGAAGCAGGTCGAGCAGCAGCAGCAGATCGACCGCGATCGCGCTGACAGCATTGCGCGTGACGCCGCTGAGGCCGCTGAGCGGGCGGCTGCCTTCGCGCAGGCGCAGGTCAACCTGGTCAACGAATCGGCTCTACGCCTGGCCGACGTGCAGAGCGTCCGGGACCGCGTGGTCGCCGTGGCCGAGGACGTGGCCGACGAAGAGGCGGCCCGGATCCAGGCGATGCTCAACGCGAAGCTGGAATGGAAGGCCGATATCGCGGTGGAGACCACTGCGCGACAGAGCGACGTGGAGTCGCTGGCCCGTCAGGTGTCGTCGGTCGCCGCGGGCAGCGGCACGCAGTTCGACAGCAAGCAGGTCTGGTACTTCGACAGCACCGTTGAGGGCTGGACCGGCAACGGCACGCCGACCATCGTCGACGGCTGGCTGCGGCCGGCCAACCAGTCCAGCAATCCGTACATCACCTCGCCGGCGGCGCTGGCCGTGGACGGTGCTGCGTACCGCTTCATCAAGCTGCGCTTGCAGCGCGTCGGCACCCCGACCTGGCGCGGCCTGGTCCAGTGGATCACCAACGCCGACACCACCTGGAACACCGCCAAGTCGGTGACCATCCCGGCGCCCAACTTCGATGCCGCCGGCATGGCCACCTTCGACGTGGACAACCTGCCGTGGAATGGCGCCTCGCCCATCAGGCAGATCCGGCTGTCGCTGGCCAGCAACCAGACCGCGACCGCCTACCTGCTGTTCGATTACATCGCCATCGGCCGCCCGACGCCCGGCGCCAGCGTTGCGCTGGTCCAGCAGGAGACCTTGGCACGCCAGACCGCTGACGCCACCGAGGCGACCCAGCGCAACACCCTGGCAGTCCAGCTGCGCGGCGACTACGCGGGCAACGACGCCGCCGCCGCGCAGGGCATGATCGGGCAGGTTAACTCCGCCCGCATCGAGGGTGAGCGGATCATCACCGAGCGGATGAGCCTGACCGAAGCGCGCCTGCCGGCCGGCAACGGCCAGCTGGCCAGCCAGGCAGAGGTCACCGCGGTAGATCGTGCCAGCGTCGAGCGTGACAACGCCAACGCGCTGTCGATCAACAACGTCAAGAGCGGCCTGGACGGCGTGCTCCGCAGCTTCAACGCCATTCCCAACGGCACCTTCGATGCGGACGTGTCCAGCTGGGCGGCCTCGGCCACTGGCAGCTCCTTCAGCTGGGACCCGGCCGAGAAGGCCCTGCGATCGGGCCCGGGCTCCATCCGTGTGGTGAACACCATACCCATCTCGGTTAACCCCGGCGACTTGATTACGGTCACCTTCCGGACCAGGAGCACCGATGACATCACCGGAACCGACTCGGTGTCGGTGGGCTTCATTTCCAGCCTGTCCAACCCCACCGGCTGGGTGCAGAGCTGGAGCAACTGGATCAACGCTGTCGGCGGCGCATGGATCAGGCGCTCCTACACCTGGACCGTGCCCAGCACGTTCAACCCCCAGCAGCTCTACCTGCGCTTCGCTGCCGGCACCATCCGCCCGACGGGCAGTGCCTATGTTCTGATCGATGACGTGGTCGTGCAGACCCCGGGCAGCATCGGTGACCTGCAGAACCGGGTCGCGGCCAATGCCCAGTCCACCGCTGCGCTCACCACGGAGGTGACCAGCGTAAAAGGCCAGGTGACGTCCCAGGGTGCGGCGCTGACACAGACCCAGCAGGAGGTGGCGGGCAAGGCATCCAACGCGGCTCTGCAGAGCCTGTCCGGGCGTGTGGACGTGCACGACGGCCAGATCAGCGCCCAGAGCGCGGCGATGACTGCCGTGCAGTCGCAGCTGGGCAACATCGGCGGCGACAACCAGCTAGGCAATAGCGGCTTCGAGAACGGCACGCTGGGTTACAACACCAGCACCAGCGGCGCCACGGCCGGCAGTATCGTGCGCACTCTGGTCGATTCATCGCTGCCCAACAGCACCAAGGCTTGGCGCTGGGCGATCGCCAACTTGCCGACCAACGGCTACAGCGAACTGGTCAGCAACTCGCAGGTGCGGACGCTGCGCGTGGAGGCGGGCAAGCCGGTCACGATCTCGGCCTACGTGCGCGGCACTGTCGGTCCGCGTGTGTTTCTGCAGATCGCATGGCGGGATGCCGCAGGGGCTGCGATCTCCTACAGCGGGACCGCGAACGTGGCTCCATACCGGGTCACGTCCGAGGCATACGAGCGCAAGGTCTTCACCACGCCGCCGGCGCCTGCCAATGCGGTGACGGGCAACGTCTACGTCCGCGTGTATGGCACCGACACCCCCGACCAGTGGTTCGAGGTCGATAACGTGCAGGTGCAGATCGGGGCAGTGGCGACGGGCTACTCGCCATCGGTTGGCGAGGTCGCCGACGCGACCGCGGCCAATGCTGCAGCCAGCAGCGGGCTGTCGACTCGCCTTACAAGCGCCGAAGGGCAGCTGCTGAGCCAAGGCACGGCGCTGACGAACGTCAATGCGCGTATCGACGGTGCCATTCTCACCGGCGACACCATGCTGCCCAATGGCGGCTTCGCGGCCGGAATGAGCGACTGGGTGTTCAACACCGGAGGCGGCACCGGGAATACCAACACCGGTGTGTGGGGAGCCACCTCGGGCGATGCTGGTGCCGGCTTCGTGCTGACCAAGTCGTCCAGTCCGAATCCCTACCTGCAGCCGCTGAGTGGCAACTGGCTTCCGGTACGTCCCCAGCGCCGCTACCGCTTGGTCGTACGCGCCAAGGCGCTGTCCGGATCAGGCACGCTCATGGGTCGCCTGCAGCGGCGGGCGGAATCGGCTGCAACGAGCAGCCAGGACCTGCAGGCCACGTTCGGCGCCGATGCGTTCGAAACGAAAACCTTGGATTTCAACGTGACCCTGGCGGATACGAAGGAAATCAAGGCCTTCCTTTTCGCTTACCCGGGCAACACCAGCGTGGCAATCTCACGGGTGGAGCTGTACGACCTCACCGACCAGCTGTCGAGCGAGGCCAATGCGGCGGCGGCGAGCTCACTCGACGGCAGGGTCACGGTACTGGATGGCGTCGTCACGTCCCAAGGCCAGGCCATCACCACGGTCAGCGCCGCTGCCGGCGCCGCCGATGCGAAGGCCGGAACGGCGCAGGCCGCTGCACAGGCTGCAGCAGATGCTGCTGGGGCCAAGGGCAAGGTGCTCTACCAGTCGGCCACGCCGGCGGCCGCGGATCGGCTGGCGCAGAACCTGTGGATCGACACGACGGGCAACGCCAACACGCCCAAGCGCTGGAACGGCTCAGCGTGGGTAGCCGTGACCGACAAGGCCGCAACGGACGCGGCGACCGCGGCCGCCGGAGCGCGCTCGGTTGCAGATGCCACCGCCGGCGGCCTGTCCGCAACCAATGCCACGGTGACCCAACACGGGCAGCTGATCAGCGCGCAAGGAACGCAGATCAACCAAGTGCAAGCCGGCTTGGGCGAAAAGGCGAATGCCAGCGCGCTGATCCAACTGGATGCCAAGGTCAGCTCTAACCTGACCGGCGGTGGGAATCTTTTGAGCAATGCGTCATTTTCTGAAGCCACGCGCAAGCCGTGGGGGTTTGTTTGGAACGAAGCAGGCTTCTACGAAGAGGTAACGAAAAATCTGCTGTCGCCAGAGTTCTGGCCCACGGGGTTGAATGCTCTTGGCTTCCGTGGGCCAGGTGCGCCGCCTGCAGGTCAGTTCCGCCACGGATTGGTTATGAATGAAAATGTGATCTCAGCGCAGCCAGGTAAGCGGTACATCGCATCTGTGTATTTGAACGGCCATCGTTGCGACACAACTTGCGTTCTTACCTTCTACGATCATGCGGGCAACAACATCGGCGAGTTTCAGGATCTTTGGCGAGGCGGTTACGCGCTGGGTGGTTATCCATCGTTGGCCGAAATGCCTCGCCAGTTTGCACAAGCGGTCGCGCCGCCGACAACCCGCACAGTGCGCATGGGTTGGTATGCTCGATCACACGCAAACTACGGCGGCGATCCGTACTTGTGGGCTGTACGGCCGATGCTGGAACAGGTGCCTGATGACCAGCTGACCCCTTCGCCGTGGTCGGCAGGGGGCGCAGAGGACCACGCCAGCATCGACATGTTCACTGATGTCAACGGCAATATCGCTGGTGTGCAGGTAAAGAACAGCGGCACGTCCAGCGAGATCAACATGCTCGCCAGCGTGCTCAATGTCCTGAGCCCTGGCGCCGTCGATGGGCTGGAGCTGCGCGACGGCTATCTCCGTGTCTGGCGCGGGAACGTGCAGCGGATCGTGGGCAACGGCTTCGGACCTGACGGCCTGATGGACTACTTCGGCCCCAACGTGGGCGCCGGCAACGCCAGCAAGGGCATCGCCACCATGTGGATGGACGTCAACGGCAACGCCTATTGGGGCGGCGCGCTGGCCGCCGGTGTCCGACGCAACGCCAACCAGTCGACCAGCATCCAGACGGTGGGCAACAACATCCAGGTGGGCCCGTTCGACACCAACGGCGGCAACAAGAACGTGGTGGTCAGCTTCCAGCGCAACATCAGCCGCACGAAGTGGGCGGGTGGAACCACGGGGTTTGTTGCCGGCGGCGGCTCCAACTATGCCGTCATCCAGGTGTTCCGGCAGATCGAGGGCCAGGGTGAAGGCTTGTGGGTCCAGTTCACCGTGGGCGGCGATGTGAACATCCTCAACCAGAACGACGGCAGCGACAGTGTCACCTCGTACTGGTCCGGCTCCTACACGCTGAATGACCAGAACGACGGCACCGCCCGTCGCACCTACCGGGCTGTGGTTGTCGACTACGGCGAGCGAAGCGTCACCCACCAGTCCGGTTCCTTCGACACCCAGAACGTCACCCAGAGCCTGTCTCTGGTCTCCATCGAGCAGTAACGCTGCAGGGCCGCCGGCGCATGCGCGGCCCGTCTTTCCTTCCTGAAGAGGCTTCACCCATGAACTTCGATACCATCTTGAACCTGCGCACCGAGAGCGCCGGCCAGCGCGGCGTGGTCATCCTGCAATTCAACCCGCAGCAGAACATTGGCACGCAGCAGCTCACGCTCTCCACCGCCCCGGCAACGGCCGCTGCCATGGAGGTTGGCGCACGCTACAACTGGACCGCCGTGGAGGTGCAACCGGGCGAGGCTGGAACCGCTGGCCCGTCCACCGCGATGAGTTTTTCGGCCATGTTGAACCAGCGCACCGAGTCCGCCAGTCAGCCCGGCGTTGCTACCCTGCAGTTCCTGCCGCAGGCCAGCATCGGCGCCCCCCAGCTCACCATGACCGTGCCTCTGGAAGCGTCGTCGCCGCTGCTGGTCGGATCTACCTACCGCTTCGAGGCGGTCAGGGTCGAAGATCCAGCGGACCAAGCGCAGGAGCCGGCTGATCTGGTCGAAGACGCCGCGTAA